TTGTACTCCGCCAGCTCCTCGCCCTGGTAATCCCCGGCAAAGAGCGTAAACCGAAACTCAGGATTGAGGCCGGAGCGGCCCGCGTCGAAAAACTCGGAGCGGGTCACGCTGTCGACCTGGCAAAAAACGTCACGGCGCGTGAGCGTCTCGTGCTCTACGCCGTTTTCGTCCTTCGTGATCCCGGAGGACAGCAGGGTGATAACCTCGGATCTGTCCATCGACTCACCCCCACTCCGTGTAACCGGTCGCCGTCACCAGCTGCGCCTTCTGCTCGTCGTAGCTGGCTTTGAGCCGGTCGTAGTCGTCAGGCTGGCCGAAGTTGAGGCGGCAGTATGTCATGACCGCCCGGCGCACGATGGCGTCAATCTCTGACTCCGCGCCGAGCGTGACCCCGGCAATTCCGAGATCAATCACCGCGGCGTCAACGAGGTCGATGATCTCCGCGTCGAAGACGTCTGTCGTGATCCGGAGCGCCAGCTTTGCCGCTGCGAGTAGATTTGCCCTGTCCGCGTTCGTCATGTGATCCCCTCCGTGCTATTTTGCCGGCTTTTTCTTCGGCGTTTTTGCCTCCTCGGCATTGTTAAAGGCAATCAGCTTCTTAGCTTCCCCTTCGGGGACGTCAAGGACAGTCCCCGCGGGGAAACGCACGGCCGCGTCATGCAGCAGCTTAATCTTCATTAGGCGGCAACCTTCGCGAAGAACTTGTTGCCGACGACCGCAATCGCGGACGGCAGACGGCCGAGGATGTCCACCAGATCCTGCTTCATGCGGGTGTGATCGTCATACTTGAACTCGATGTCCTCGCCCTTCGGGCAGTTTTCCATGACGCCGGACAGGTCGCCGATGATCGGAGCCGTGGCCGCATCGGAAAACAGGACGGTCAGGCCGTCGAAGGGGTCAACCGCATAGGCGGCGCCCAGCTGCAGGGTGCGGTACTGCGCGTACTGCGCCGGCGTGCAGATGATCACCAGGTCGGTCGCCGCGGAGCTCAGCAGGGCTCTGGCGTTGATAAAGTCGGCAATGTTGCCGGCAGCAGCTCCGGTCTTTGCCACGGCGGGAGCGGTCGCGGTTGCCACCTGGGGCGCTGCAAGGATCGCGGCCACGACGGCGTTTTCGCGGGCCTTGATGATGCCGCGGGTCACTTCGTCGTAAATGTAGCGCAGATATGCCTCGCCACTCATGGCGTCCAGGGCCTCGTCGGAGATGGATACCCACTTTTTCCAGGTCTTCGGCACCATGGTCACGATGCCGAGCGTCAGTTCCTCCTCCTCAATCGGATCACCGCCCTCGGTGTGCATCTCGGCTGCGGGCGCCTCGATCTCAAAGCCAACCTTCACGTTGCCGCGGGCTTCCATCCGTCTCACTCTGGACAGGATCGGGGACGCCTTGACGGCCTCGGCCACGATCTCGCCGACAAAGGTCGGAACGGCTACCACGCCGCCGTTCACATTGTCGGTCAGCAGTGTGCGGCACTCGGTCGCGTCGCCGGTCTTGACATAGTTGGCGTATGCGTTGATATATTCTTTGCTGTTTCTGATCTCGGATGCAGTAGGCTGCATTTCCTTGCCCTCCTCTTTGATGGTCTTTTTCGTCTCGCCGGCGCCTGCGGCTACCTTCGCCCGGATGTCGGCTTTCTTTGTCGCTGCAGCCCTGCGGGCCTCCAGCTCCTCGTTGATGCCGCGCACCTCCGCCTCCAGGGCGTCGAGATCCGCGTCGTCTTTGTCCAGCTCTCCGGCAATCGCCGCACGTCTTGCCTCGAGCTCCTCGTTAGTCATTGCCTTAAAATCCATGGTTTTAAACCTCCGTCAAAAGTCTGATTCTTAACTTCTGTTTTTTGCGCTTGAGGATCTCCTCCCTGATCTCGGCAATGACTCCCTCGCCGTAATCCCGCGCTGATATGCTTGTCGCGTCGTTCGCCGGAAGCGAGACCGCGGAAACATCGTAAAGTTTTTTGATTTTGGTGATCGTCCGCAGGACAGTGACAGACCCGTCTTCGTGTTTTTCCGTAACCTCCCGCTTATCTTCGGCCACCTTAAATCCAAATGACATCTTTGTCGTATAGCCGCCCTCGATCTCCTCGAAAAGCTGCCGGCCGATCTCGGTACCGCCCAGGTTGGCTCGAATGTGGAGCCCCTTGTCGTCCGGATCGAGCTCAAGGGTGCCGTTGCCGGTTCTGGCAAATACGCGCCCCTCGTGGTTGTACTGCATGATCACGTCGGCCATGTCGCAGTCGTCGAAGGCCGCCGGGTCGATCTGTTCAAGCACCGTGTAACCGTCATAGCTCCACAGCTCGTAAGGCTGATTGAATGTGGTCGCATAGCCGGAGACGATCTTTTCGCCGTCCCCTTCCGCCCGACGCTCAAACGCCGAGACGTTAATGTCGCGGTACTGCCGCCCCTCAAAGAGCTTATCCATAATGGTCTTATTCGTTTCCATCGCTCAGCCTCCCTGCGGCGTCGTAGTATTCGCCGCGTATGATGCGCGTGTCTCCGCCTTCCACCGGCGGCAAGTTCCAGATCTGCCTCACGTCGTTGATGCTCATGATGCCCCGGTCGAGCAGCTGAGCAGAGACGGCCAGCTTGTCCGCGTTGCTCATGTACTGCAGCCGGGAGGACGTAGCCATCACCAGATTGCCCTGGCTCTGCTCCCGGAAGGTAAACAGCATCTTAGTCATGATGTCCGAGAACTGGATCGCGAACGGCTCTACCGCGCCCTCATAAAAAGCGCTCCAGGCGTCGCCATATGTCTTGTTGGTCAGGACGTCCTCGTTGACTCCGAAATACTCGTAGACGTTGTCCTTGATCAGGCGCATTTGCTCCGCGTCCACCACCCAGGGCTTGACGTCGACCTGCTTGACGTCCTTGTAGGTGTTCGGAAAAAGCAGGAGGCCGCCGCCCTCTGCGTCCCTGGCGAGGTTTTTCGCCGTAAACCGCTTCCGCTCGTTGGCCAGATCCTCCGGCTTCGCGAAGTTGGTCAGCGTCGCCATAAAGCGATAGGACGCCGCGCTCTTTACGCCCTCCTCGATGCCCTGATTCTGGATGTGGATCAGGTCGAGCGTCGGCAGGAGTGCTTTGTTGCTCTCGCCGAAGATGTCGTCCCGGTACTGGTACTTGGTCATCACCCCGCACCACGCCAGCTCCACAGCTGCCTTGTCTCCCCAGCCGAACTCATAGCGCAGATACGGCACATCGTTGTATTGCACCACCTCGCAGCGGTGAGGGAGTGGGGCGTAGACGCCGGATGGCTCGCCGTATTCGTCAAACACCGGAGTAATAAAGGCTGTGTTGTGCACATCCAGGATCGTCGAGAGGCGGTAGAGGAACTGCCCCCAGGTCTGGAACTCGTTCGGCCCGTGCCGGAGCTTGACCTGCAGCGCCGGACGCGCCGCGCCCTGGGTCTCCACGCTGAGCTTGCTGATATGTGTCGCCCTGGCATTGATCGCCGCCCGGATCAGCTCCGACTCATAGAGCCCGCCGGAGTAGCTGGTAAACGCCGGCCGATACCAGTCAAGCAGTCGGAAGACGCCGCCATAGTCGTCGTCCCTCGGCTTTGGCCGGTTGCCGAATATCTTTTCGAAAAGTCCCATGGTTATCTACTCCTTGTTCTTTAGCTGCTCGCCGATCTCGGCGTACCATTTCTGCCGCACAGTCATCGCATCCAGCAGGGCCGCGCATCCGTCTATGTGGAGGGATGGCTGCAGCTTGATCAGCTTGCCCCGCCCGCGCTCCGCGCTCATTTTGATGGCGCTGTTTAATAAATGCGCCTTGAGGATGTCGTTGTCTCCGATGTGGAGCCGCCTGTCTTCGAGGATGCCCTGCGTCTCCTGGATGACCGGGTAGAGGTTTTCACCCTGGTAGACGTCATCCGGTACAAACCCATAAGCCGCCAGATCCTGCACGAGATACTGTGCCGAATAACGGTCATACCCCACCCGGAGCGGGTAGATCTGATATTTCTCGATCAGATCCACGAGCCACTGATAGCAGTCATGATAATCAACAAAGTTGTCACCCGACGGCGACAGGAGCCCGCGCTTGATGTAAATGTCGTATGGCACGCCATCCCGCTGCGTCGCCTCTTCGATCTTCTCGCCCGGTAGCCAGAAGTGGGCGAACGCATAGAGCTCGCCGTCCCTCTCGATCACGGCCACCGCCGCGGTGAGGTCGGTCGTCTGGGACAGGTCGACACCACAAACACAATAACTGTCGCGAAAATCTGACAGGTCGAGCGGATCGCCCGCAGCGTCCTCCACCACTTTCGCCGGCAGCCAGGCGAGCGAACTGTTTTGCTTGATGTTGCAGTATTTTGTCAGGAACTCGGCCCGCTTGGAGAGCGAGCCCTCCGCGATCGCGATCTCTTCCAGCATGAAATCGACGGAGACGGAAACGCCCAAATTAGGATTGCTCTTTCGGAGCTCGTTGATGTCGTTCCACTTGTCGACGTCGTCGATCATGTACAGAAACGGCAGCAGCCTCCGCTCTTTGGAGTCGCCCATCAGGAAGCGCGTCGACCGCTTGATGAGCTCGTCATAGATTGAATTGTCAATATAGCCGGAAGTCGTGCAGGACAGCAGGAGCCCGTTGCTCCGGGCGCCCATGCCGGATTTCATGACCTCGTACTGCTTTAGGCCCTTGTCCCCCTCCCACGCGGCCACTTCGTCGCAGATGCACATGGACGGATTAAAGCCATCAGACTTTTTCGCGGAGAAAGCGATCTTCTTGACCGTGGAGTTGGTCGCCGGGATGTACAGATCCGTCATGCGGTGCCTGGCGAGCTCCGGATCATCGCCATACTCTTTGCGCTTCTTCGCCTCCGCAAGCCGCTCTTTGCGCTCTTGCCACTCCGGATCGAGCATGGTCATGGCCCAGATGTTGTTATAGACAATGTCCGCCTGGTCGAGCTTCGGGGCCAGATTGTAGACCCTGGCGCCGAATCCGCCGTCGATAAACCAGTCGTATTTGGCCATGCCGGAGGCCATGATGGATTTGCCGTTCTTCCTGGCGATCACGAGCAGCACCTCGCGGAACTGCCGGTTACCCTTTTCGTCCACGATGCCGTAAACGCAGCTATAAAAAGCCTTTTGCCAAAGCTCCGGAACGAACGGCCCCGGTGCCAGATCGCCCTCGGTGTGGAAGGTGTGCGTCTCGATCCACTCAATAGCAGCATTGGCTTTCTTTTGGTCGAAGAAAAAGAGCTTTTTGTCCAGGCCGTCCACGATGTACTCGTATAGAGCCCGTATCCAGCGGCCCACCACCACGGAGCCATTGCGGATCTGCTGGTAATATGCCAGGATGTAGTTGTCTCCGCTTATCTTCGCCATGGTTCCCCCAAATTCGCCCAAATTAGTCGCAATCTATAAAAATCGAG